TGCGAGTGTCGCTTCTCGCCTGATGTATGTATAAGCGGAAAGGCAAAGAATAAAAATTGAATATGGGTGACAGATAAGTGACAGGAAGGTTTTCATTTCCCTGTTGCAGAAGGTTAAATCACCACAACATAAAAAAGATTATACTAATTTGTATACTTCTTGTGTTATGAAATTCAGTGGTAATTGGAATAATGCTTCTAATGCAGGTACTTTTCAACTTAATGTGAATAATACTTCTTCTACTTCTAATGCGAATGTCACTTCTCACCTATTGTTTCCAAATAGGTATTAGTTTTACATGGTGAATCTGTCACCCTGCCACTTGGCAAAACACAAACAAAAATTTCAAACTGTATTAGTAGTTAAAAGATGACAGGGAACTTCTTGAAGTTCAATCCCTGTCATCTTTGTTTTATGACGAAAATTCAGGAAAGGAAACATCAAAATTGAAAAGATATGGGGATATTTACAAAAAGATTTGCAGTGTGAACAACCTGAAGGAAGCACACAAGAATGCAAGGAAGGACAAATTGTTCTATCAGGAAGTGAAGATGGTGGATGCAGACCTTGACAGATACATCATGGAAATCCATGAAATGTTGGTCAATCATACATATAAAATCACACCTGACAGATACACTGTCACAACCATCAATGACAAGGGAAAAGAAAGGGAACTTGCAAAACTTCCATATTTCCCTGACAGAATCATCCAGTGGGCGGTCATGCTTCAGATTGAACCAATCTTCATGGAAGTGTTCTGTTCACACACTTGTGCATCTATCAAGAACAGGGGAATCACACATGCAAAGAAACTTCTGAACAAGTATTTGAAGGACTGGAATGGAACACAGTATTGTCTGAAGATGGATGTGAAAAAATTCTATCCATCAATTGACCATGGAATCCTGAAAATGATGTTAAGAAGGAAATTCAAGGACAGTGAACTTCTTGACCTGTTGGACATGATAATTGATTCATCACCACATGAAAAGGGTGTTCCAATTGGTTCATACCTGTCACAGTTCCTTGCAAATTATTATCTTGCATATTTTGACCACTGGATGAAGGAAGAACTTGGAATCAAGTATGTGGTCAGATATATGGATGATGTGATTGTTCTTTCAGGTTCCAAGGAAGAACTTCATTGCATCAGGATGAAAATTGATGAATACCTGACACAGAATCTGAATCTTCACCTGAAAGACAATTGGCAGGTCTTTCCTGTTGAATCAAGGGGAATTGACTTTGTGGGTTTTAGGACATTCCACAGGTATTGTCTTTTGAGAAAGAAGACCTGTGGAAGATTCAAGAAGAAAATGAACAAATTGAAGAAGAAACAAGACAAAGGTCAATTGTTCAATTATTCAGAATGGTGTTCAGGCAATTCATACAAGGGTTGGTTGAAGATGTGCAGTGGAAAAAGGTTGTACAAAAAGTACATTGAACCAATTCAGGCATCCCTTGATAGATATTACAAAGAAGTTATCCAAATGAAAGGACAGGTGATTGCAACATGAAAGACATGGGGATTTGTCATGGAAGTAAAGCACAGGCAGTTGAAGTGATTGTTGGAAAGGAAATTGTGTATGAACACAAGGACATCCAACAGATAGAAACTGAAGATGGTTCAGAAGTATATGAATATCATGAATATCAGTGGACACCTTCTGAATGGATTGAAGAACTTGGAAGAAGAAACAAGGAACTTCAGGACACATTGGACACCACAACAGAAGTCTTGGATGATTTGATGTTGAACATCATCCCTTCCATTATTCCTGTTGATGATTCAGTTGAAGAATAAGGAAAGGAAGGTGATGACAGATGGTGAAATTCATTACACAACAGATTGAAAAACAGGCAGACATTTCTACTGCAAAAGGAAAAGCAAAGTACAAAGCATACTTTGTGAACATTCACATCTATGAAGCATACAGGGCAGGTGTGGATGAAAAGTTGATTGCTGATGGTTATGAAAAAGTGATTGTGAAAGGATAGGGAAACAGGATGACAATTGAAGTTGCACTTCTAATTTCAGGTGTTTCCCTTGCATTTGCTTTATATCAGGGAATCACCAACATGAAAAGAAACAGGACACAGGATGACAAACAGGATGCATCACAGTTGACCACTGTGATTGTCAAACTGGAAAACATTGGTGAAGGTGTCAATGAAATCAAGTCTGACATGCGAAACATCAAGGAAGATGTTCAGGAATTAAGGGAAAGGGTTGTTGCAGTGGAACAATCCACAAAATCTGCACACCACAGAATTGACCTTGTTGAAAGGACTGGTGAACATAATGAATAAAAGAAGAAGGAATGGGAAGAAGGAAACTTCTTCCCTGACTTATTATGTAGTATTTTCAATCACTGTCCTTGTGGTCTTCACAGTGGCATCTTTGGTGATACTACTGAAGACAGGACTGGAAGCACCTACATTGACCACCTGTTTCTTTGGTGTGTTTGGTGGTGAAATCCTGACCTGTGGTCTTATTAAGATTTTCAAATTGAAGGAAACAAAGAAAGAAGGTGAAGGTCTTGAATTTATTGACTTGGATGATTGACAACTGGTTTGTTGTCATGGGACTGATTTGTGTGATTTGTGCAGTCATTGGTGCAGTGTGGCATTTCTACAATGAACCATCACATGTGCAGATTGAAAAAGTCAAAGAATGGTTGCTTCTTGCAGTCACACAGGCAGAAAAGGAACTTGGTGGTGGAACAGGTCAGTTGAAATTGCGTTATGTTTATGACCTATTTTTGACCAAGTTTCCTTGGTTGGCAAAGGTGATTTCATTTGCACAGTTTTCTTTGTATGTAGATGAAGCACTTGAAAAGATGAAAGACATGTTGAAGTCAAATGTTGCAGTTCAGAATCTTGTGAAAGGGGATGAAATCAATGGGAATTAGAAAGAAACTGGTTCAGATTGCACAGGCAGAAATTGGAACCTGTGAACCAACAGGTGATGACAAGTACATTCAGGTGTGGAACACACTTGGACACACAAGATTTGCATTGAATGTTGCATGGTGTGCAATTTTTGTGACATGGTGCAAAATTCAGGCAGGTATCAGTTCAAATGTGGTTCCTGATTATGCATCTTGCAATGCAGGAATGAAGTGGTTCAAAGACAAGGCAAAATTCCAGTTTTCCAAGGCTTATGGTGGAAACTATGTCCCTTTGACTGGTGACATTGTTTTCTTCACTGGAAATTATTCCAAGACCAATTCCAGTCACACAGGCATTGTGGAAAAGGTTGAAGGGAATGTTCTTTACACTGTTGAAGGAAACACTTCTGATGCAGTCCATGAAAGAAAGTATGACCTTTCAAACAAGTACATTCTTGGATATGGAACACCTGCATACAATGACAATGATGTTATCAGTTCACAGAAACCTACTGTGCAGACTGATGTCACACCTTCAGGAAATCTGTACACAGTGCAGAAGGGTGATTCACTTTGGGGAATCGCACAGAAGACCCTTGGTGATGGAAACAGATACAGGGAAATCATGTCCCTGAACAGTTTGACTTCCACAACCATTCATGCAGGTCTTGTTCTTCAGATTCCTTCAGGAACATCCAGTCAGGCATCCACAAAGACCTACACTGTGAAGAAGGGTGACAGTCTTTGGAAGATTGCACAGTCACTTCTTGGAAATGGTGCAAGATACAAGGAAATCATGGTTCTTTCAGGTCTAACATCCACAACAATTCATGTTGGTCAGACATTGACTGTTCCTGCAAGATAATCAGGGAAGGGTGTCCTTTAGGGGATGCCCTTCTTTTTTTTATTGCTTATGTGTTGAATTTATTCAGCAAAAATCATTGACACTATGCAGAACAAATGATATTATCAGAATGAACAGTGCTGAAGAAGTTCAGCAATCAAGAAAGGACAGGTGAACAGGATGGAAATGGAAAACACTTTTGCAATATGGGAAGGACACATGGACACTTTAATGAAGAAGGTGAACAGGATTCAGAACAAGTGCAGGAAGTTTGGTTGTGACTTCCAGTTTGAAAGACTTGGTGAAGAAATCAGAACTGTGAAGGATAACCAAGGAAATGATGTGTCCTGCAAGTTCATCCTTGTACATGCTGAAGGAACTGCAAAAGTCAATGGATGGGAATTTGTTGCATCTGTTGAACATACAGAAAAGGGAAATATCTTCAGCAAAGCAATGTATAATGTGGAAATCCCTGAAAAGTACAGATGCAGTGACCCTTTCTGTGAACACTGTCATTCCAACAGAATGAGAAAGAACACCTGCATCATCAGAAACACTGAATCAGGTGAATTCAAACAAGTTGGAAACACCTGCCTGAAGGACTATACACATGGAATGGATGCATCTTTTGTTGTTTGGTTGGCATCTGTGAAGGGCATCTTTGAAGAAGTGCAGGGATGGGATGTTGGTTCTTGTGGATGGTCTGAAAGATACTATTCCACCAAGGAAATTCTTCAGTATTGTGCAGAAACCATCAGACACTTTGGTTATACCAAGACAGACTGCATTGGTGACAGTACAAGGGACAGGATGAAGGAATTCTTTGATGTGTCCACTGGAAACACAAGATGGTATCAACAGAAGGAAATTGATTCAATCAGGGAACAGATGGACAAGGTTGGTTTCAATCCTGAATCCAGTGAATCAAAGAAGATGGTGGAAGATGCCCTTGCATGGTTGGAAACACAACCTGCATCAAATGACTACATGCACAACCTGAAGGTTGTCACATCCCTTGAATGGACACAATATGGAAAGTTTGGTCTTCTTGTTTCATTATTCCCTACATTCAACAGGGAACTTGAATATCAGGCAAGGAAGAAACAACAGAACATGGAAGGTCTGAATTCACACTTTGTTGGTTCAATTGGTGACAGATTGACCATTCAGGTGGACAGGGTAAAATGTATCACTTCATGGGATTCTTGTTTCGATGGTTACACACCAACAACCACCTATGTTTGGAAGATTGTGGATGTAGAAGGAAATGTGTTCACTTGGAAAACTGCAACCTTCTTGGATGAAGAAAATCCACCTGCATCCATCAAGGGAACTGTCAAAGAACATAAGGTCTTCAGGGATGTTGAACAGACTGAACTGACAAGATGCAAGGTTGCATGAAGAAAGGGCGGTGTATATAATGAAGTCAAAATTTCTTCAAGAACTTCCACAATATCATTTTGACAGGGATGATTTTGTGAAGGTATTCAAGAAAGTCTTTTCCAGTGATGAAATCTTTGAACTGGAAGTTGCCTGTCAGGAACATAGATGTTTGGACAACTTTCATTTGTATTATGCAGAAGATGAATTCTACATCATACACTTGGACAGTGGAACAATTGTCAATTGGTACAAACATCTTGGAAGAACAAACACTTGCAACAAAGAAGGTTTTGGTCTTGAAGACCTTCAGGAATTATTGGAAATTTTGAAGAAAGACATGGTGATTTGAATGAAGATTGATTTGACACAGAATCAGGTGGAACTTCTTCAGGAAGTCTTGAATATGCAGTTGAACATTGAACAGGAACACTTGGACTTCAACTGTTCTGATTCCATAGACAGGAACAAGACAAAATCAATCATCAGAAGGATGCAAACCCTTCAAAAGAAGTTGAATCAGAAAGTTACATGTTAGTGACAAACAGTCTTGAAATCCTATAAAATCAAGGTCAGGAATTATGCAAGAGATAATTCAAGACATACGGAAATATCAAAAGAACCTGCATTTTTGCAGGTTCTTTTCTTTTTGCATTTGTGGGAATTTGGGTATGTTAGTGACAAAAAGTTGACAGGTTAGTGACAAAAATCATGTATCTTGTGCAAGACTTTCTGAATCTTGTGCAAGACCCTGTGAAAAAAATTTCCTGATTTCCAGTTTGGTTCTGAAATGGTGGGTCTGTCCTGTCTTCAGGGTCAGGTCATAACCATCATGACTGTTTCCTTTCAGGGTCAGAATCTTTTCCCTGTTCTTTTCTGCAATTTGCATATTGTCAAACATTCCTTCTTGGTCTTTCATCACCAAGAACAAGAAGTATTTGTTCATGGACATACCTTTGTCCCTTGCAAGGTCTTTGATGACCTGTTTGGTTCCCTTGGGAACTGAAAAATTGATTCTTTCATAATGTTCTTTATTGAACTGGTTCTTGTATTCTGTTTTGGTCATTCCATCACCTTCTTTCAGATGGAATTGATTGCATCCAGTTTCACTGGAAGTTCAATGTGGGTGTAAACAGTTTCTGTGACACCCTGTCCCTTGTGACCAACAATCTTCCTGATGATTCTTTCATCCACACCTGATTGTGTCAAAAGACTGATGCAGGTGTGTCTTGTGCAGTGTGGTGTGTGGGTCATGTCCAAAGGTTGCATCAGTGGTGTCCAGTATGAATCATAATAGTTTCTATATGTGAAGGATTCTTCTTCAGGTGTGCAGATTAGTGTGTCACAGTCTTTCTGCATCCAGTATTCAAAGAAGGGAACAACCTTGTCTGCAATTGGAACTTCCCTGATTCCTGCTTCAGTCTTTGATTCCCTGACATAAAACCATCTATCTTCAAGGTGAACATCTTCTTTCTTCAGGTCAAGGAATTCACCAATTCTGCATCCAGTATATATCAACATCAGAATCACTGAATAATAGATGTTTGAATCCTGAACCTTCCACAACATGTCAATTTCATCAGTGGTGAAAGGTTTTCTGTTTAATGCATTTGGGTTTCCTGCTTGGTCAATGTCCAAGAACTTCACCTTGTTCCTGTCAGGTGTAATGATGTCATGAAGTTCTGCATAGTTGTACATCTGTGCAAGAATGGACTTCAACTTCTTCAGGGTTGGTCTGTTCTTTCCTGAAATGTCCACACACTTCTGAAGATGGTCAAGTTTGATTTCAATGATTGGCATGTCCTTGATTGGTTCACACAATTTCCAAGATGCCTTGCAGGAAGTCACATTTGAATGTGAAATCTTTGGAAAATGTTCATCTGACCATCTTTCATAAACTTCTTCCAGTGTGATAGTCTTGATATGCAGGTCATAGGGGTCATTGTTATAATCTGCAAGACCCTGAAGTGCTTCTTCCTTTGTCCGATAATAACCAATGTATTTGTACACTGGAATTGCCTTCATTGTTTCAGGATTGGTCTTCCATCCAACAGTTTTCCTTGCACACCAAGGGTTTCTTCTTTTTCCCTTCAAACGATATACAGAACCATATTTGTTTGGTAGTTTCATGATTGATTTTCCTTTCTTTTACTGACAGAAAGGGTCAATCCTGCTATAATTCAGATGTGGACTGGTGTATGCAGAAAGACACTTTCTGTGTGTACTGGTGAAGACCATTCTTGATTGCAGTCAAGGGTGGTCTTTTTCTTTTGGTGTACCATGTGTACCACCTGTACCTTGTACATACTATCTTTATAATTTTATTTTTTTATATATTTATAGAAAGAAATCAAATAATTTTAGTTCTTATTTTATTTAATAATAAAAAGTGAAATGTACCTTGTACAAGTGGTACAGTGGTACAAGTTCATATTTTTCAAGGGTTTATGTCCTTGTGAAGTTGTACCTTGTGTACCACATTTCAATACTTTCCACGCAATTCAACAACCTTTCCAATGATTTGAACTGGTTTCTTTCTGATGTCTTCTGCACTGAAATACATTGGTTCAAACACTGGATTGAATGACTGAAGTGTGATTCCATTTTCATTCTTGATTAGTTTCTTGCAGGTTGCTGAATCACCATTGACAAGAACAATGACCAAATCACCTGATTCTGCATCTTCCTGTTTTTTCACAATGACCACATCACCTTCCAAAATCCTTGGTTCCATGGAATGTCCCTGAATCTTCAGTCCATAGAACTGACCCAAATATGACATTTCTTCAGGAATTTCTTCAAAGTCCAGTATGTCTTCCACTGCTTCAATTGGTATTCCTGCAACCACCTTTCCAAGAACTGGAATCTGAATGGACTTGGTTTCCTTCAGTCCATCACAATATTGTGATTCCCTTCTTCTTTTCAGGTTTTGAATCATTTCTTCAGACACAGGTTCATCTGAATCACCAAGAAGATAGTCCACAGAAACACCAAAATAATCTGCAACCTTCTTCAGTGATGCCTGATTTGGTCTGTATTGTGACCACTTGGATGTGGAACCTATTCCAAGACCTGCATCCCTTTCCAGTTTTCTTTTGCTGATGCCTTTTCTTTCACAAAGGTCATTCAGTCGGTCAATAAATTCCATCAAAACACCTTCCTTTCTGTTGTTTTTATTTGCTGAAAAAGTTCAGCAAAAATTATTGACATGCAGAAGAAGTTCTGATAGTATAATTGACAGGTGCAGAACTTATTCAGCAAATCAAAAGGGGCAGAAGGCAGAAAACCTTCTGACTATAATTGTGGTGATTCATAGTATAGATTATATTCTGCAAACTGTCAATGATTTATGCTGAATAAGTTCAACCAATACACACAATTTTGAAGAAAGGAAGGTTGTATTTATGGCAGGAATCAAGATGTCAGAAAGAAACATGTCTGACTTTGAAAAGGAAGTCAGAAAGACCCTGATTGACAGGGGAATGTCCATGTCTGACCTTGCATCTGAACTTGGTGTTTCCGCTTCTTATGTCTACGACATTTTAAGTGGAAGAAGGGATGCAACAGACACAAGACAGAAGATTGTGGATTTCCTTGGACTTGGTGATTCTTATGAGTAAAGACAGAATGACAGTTCAGGAAGTTTCCAAAAGGATGGGTGCATCTGAACAGTTCATCAGGATTGGTCTTCAACAGGGATTGTTCCCTTGGGGATATGCAGTCAGGATGTCACCAAACAGGTTCACCTATTACATCAACAGAAAGAAATTTGAATCCTTGGAAGAAGGCAGGTGATATGTGAATGAAGTTGTATCAGTTCCAAGAAGATGTCCTGAAGCAGACCAAGGAAAAGAACAGGGTTGCATATTATTTGGACATGGGACTTGGAAAGACCTTTGTTGGGTCTGAAAAGATGATGAATCTTGGGAAGAACTTCAACCTGATAGTTTGTCAGAAGTCCAAGATTGATGACTGGATTGACCATATTGAACAGAATTATTCAGAACATCCATATTGCATTGAAGTCTTTGACCTGACCAAGAAGAAGCAACTGGAAAGATTCTTGCAGATTGCGGACACTTGGGAACCATACATGGAAATGTATGATGAACAAACAGGTCAGACCTACTTGGAAGACAATCCTGACCCTTGTCAGTACATAGGTATTATCAATTATGAACTTGCATGGAGAAGGAAAGACCTTTTGAAACTTGAAAACTTCACACTGATGTTGGATGAATCCAGTTTGATTCAGAACAGTTCTGCAAAACAGACAGATTTTATCCTGAAAATGCATCCACAGAATGTCATTCTTCTTTCAGGAACACCTGTTGGTGGAAAATATGAAAACCTATGGACACAAGGTCACCTGTTGGGATGGAACATTTCTGAAGACCTTTATCAAAGACAATATATCAATTGGACTTTGACAGAAGATGATGGTTCAGGCATCAGACACAAGATTGTGAACAAAGATGAACCATACAAGAACATTGACAGATTGAAGATGAAGTTCAGGGAAAATGGTGCAGTGTTCCTGAAGACAGATGAAGTCTTTGACCTTCCTGAACAGAATTTCATCAAAGTCAGGGTTGATTCTTCAAAGGAATACCACAGATTCATGAAGAAGAATGTCCTGTATCTAACTGACAAGGAAGGGAATGAAGTGGAACTTCTTGGTGACACAATCCTGACCAAGATGCTGAATGCAAGAATGTTGTGTGGAATCTATTCCAAAGACAAACAGGATGCATTCACAGACCTGTTGGAATCTACACAGGACAGATTGATTGTTTTCTATAACTTCAATGAAGAACTGAAGATTCTTGAAAGAATCTGTCAGGAACATGAAAGACCTGTTTCAGTTATTTGTGGTTATAGGAAGAACCTTGAATCCTATGAAGAAAAAGACAATTCAGTGACCCTGATTCAATATCAGGCAGGTTCCATGGGACTGAATCTTCAGAAGGCAAACAAGATTGTATATTTCACACTTCCATTGTCTTCTGAAAAATATGAACAGTCCAAGAAAAGGATTCACAGAATTGGACAGGGAAAACCCTGTTTCTATTATCAGATGATTTGCAAGGGCAGTATTGAAGAAGATATTCTTTACACCTTGCAGGAAAGGAAAGACTACACAGATGAACTTTTCAAAGAAAAAAATCATTGAACAAGTCCTTGGTTTTCTGTTTATGATTGGATTCCTGATGATGGTTGGTTCAGTAGGAACACAGGACTATATGTCAGAAATAGGTCAGACCTATCCTTGGACAAAAACAATTGCAACTGCATTGATTGGAATTCTTCTGATGGTTCCACTTGGTTGGTTTGAAAACAGATTTGGTGGTGATGACTATGAATAGAAAAAGACAGAACAGAAGATTGTTGATTGAACTGGTTATCACATGGATTGTTATTGGTCTTCTTGGTGGGTTCTTTGGTTCCCTGATTATGAAGGGAATGCAGAAAGAAGAAGTCATCATTCCTGAAGAAACAGAATCCATCACCACTGAAAATCTACTGGAAGAAGCGGTTCAGGAAGACAAGTTCAAGGTATATGGAACTTATGATGACAGGGTGTTCACACATGAAATTTCCCTTGATTGGGGTGGTGATGAATATGATTTCACACCAATTGAAGGAATCCCACTGGATGAAGGAACACAAAGGTTCATCTTTTACATCTGCAAAGGTTACAACCTTGATTGGACACTGGTTCTTGCAATTATTGAACAGGAATCCAGTTATCAGGCAGATTTGATTTCAGACACTGGTGACTATGGTCTGATGCAGATAAACCAAGTCAATCATGAATGGTTGCATGAAACAATAGGTGTCACAGATTTTCTTGACCCAACATGGAACATCAGGTCAGGGGTGTTCATTTTAAGAAAACTATTTGAAAAGTATGAAGACCCAACACTTGTCTTGATGGCATACAACCTTGGTGAACAGGGTGCAGAAACCTTGTGGGAAAAGGGAATCTTTGAAACAAATTATACACAATCAGTCCTGTCAATTCAGGACAGAATCAATCAGAAAGGAAGGTGACAAGGTATGTCAACAGAAATCATTGCCTTGGATGAATCCAAAGGGTTCACAGATGGGGAAATCAAAGCAATTGAAAAACAGTATCTGACAGTGATGAAGAATCTGTCTGAAGTAGTAAAGCAGAAGAAGAAACTGGAAGATGATGAAAAGAAGGTCAAGAAGCAACTGGAACAGGTCATGGATGAATATGGAATCAAGTCCATTGATAATCAGTATTTGAAAATTATCAGGGTTGCAGGTTCTGAAGGAAAACAGACCATTGACCTTGATGCAATGGAAAAGAAGGAACCTGACCTTTTCAAAGAACTTCTTGCAGATTATCCAAAGACCACTGGTGCAAAGAAGGCATCTGTCAGGTTTGATGTCAAATGAAGATAGTTTTCAGGACTATTGCAAGTCATCCAAATTATGAAATCAACAGACTTGCACAGGTCAGGAACATCAAGACAGGGCAGATTTTGAAACCCTATGATGACGGAAGGGGATATTTAAGGGTGAAACTGGATGGAAGGTCTTGCAGACTTCACATCTTGGTTGCAGAAACATTCATCCCAAATCCTGACCCTGAAAACAAGACAGTGGTCAATCATATTCATGGAAACAAACATGATTGCAGGGCATCACAACTTGAATGGTGTACACAGGCAGAAAATGTTCAACATGCATGGAACACAGGGTTGTGTGGAAGGGCAAAAAAAA